AAACCTGAAGAGGATCGCAAACCTTGTATGTTTGTGTTAGACTCTCTTGGTATGCTTTCCACAGAGAAGGAGATCACCGACGCACTTAATGATAAACAAGTTCGAGACATGACTAAATCTCAACTTATTAAAGGTGCTTTCAGGATGTTGACACTGAAACTGGGGCAGGCTAATATTCCTATGATAGTTACCAACCACACCTACGATGTCATTGGCGCTTATGTCCCTACAAAAGAAATGGGTGGAGGCAGTGGACTCAAGTATGCTGCTTCTACAATCATCCATCTCAGCAAAAAGAAAGAAAAAGATGGAACAGAAATTGTCGGAAACCTTATCAAGGCAAAGACTGCTAAGTCGCGTCTGAGCAAGGAGAACAAAGATGTTACGGTGCGTCTTTATTACGATGAGCGTGGTCTTGATCGATATTATGGTCTTCTTGAACTCGGTGAGCTTGGAGGTCTATGGAAAAACGTTGCTGGACGCTATGAAATAGACGGTAAGAAAGTCTATGCTAAAGCAATCCTCAAAGATCCCGAAACATACTTTACACCAGAAGTAATGGAAAAACTTGATGAGATTGCTCAGAAAGTTTTCAGTTATGGTGCTAACTGATGCAGTCTGCTTATCCTAGACTCTTTGGTACTCCAGTATCATTGCATTATTTTGGAGAAACTGTTTCTCAATTAAATCGCAGTATTGTCAATGATATCTTAGAGGAGCAGAAGAAAGATCCAAAAGGAATTGTTCGCAGTAATTTTGGAGGATGGCATAGTCAGAATTCTTTAGAAGAAAAGTATTCTAGTTTTCAATCCATAAAACAACTTATTGATAAGCAGGTAAGGTTATATACTGCTAATCATGGTTTTATGGATAGTGTTACTCTTGAGGGGGGTCCCAGTAACGAACGAGCAGTACTGCAAACATATCAATTGTGGGCAAATGTAAGTAGTCCTGGGGATATTAATAATCCTCATACTCATGGTATGGATTGTATTGCAGGAGTGTATTATCCTGCAGATTATCTAATTGATGGGAAGTTGATAACTTCTTATGATGATGATAAACTACCTCTAGGAGATAACATTGCAAATGGAGATCTGGATGATCCAGGAGGATCTTTAGCTTTACTAGATCCTTCTTATGGAAAGAGGATAGGTCTTGTTGCTTATCCTCAAACACAAAACTGTTCTTGGTATCATTTGTATCCCAAAGCAGGTCTTCTGGTATTATTTCCTGGTTACCTTATTCATATGGTAACTCCTTTTAAAGAGAACAAAACTCGAATGAGCATATCATTCTCTGTACGATATTTTTAATTAATGATGGAAAGAATTGAGACTACTATTCTACGCAACCTGGTGTTTGACGAAGAGTATTCTCGCAAAGTAATTCCTTTTATTGAACCTGATTATTTTGATCAGAGATCTGAGAAAGTTATTTTTGAAGAGATTACTCAGTTCATCGTTAAGTATGGTGGTGCTATTACTATTGAAGCACTAAAGATTGAACTGGAAAACCGAACAGATCTTACTGAATCTGAGGTAAAAGAGTCTAGGGAGATTACCTCATCTCTTGATGATTCCCCTGTTGAAAAGCAATGGTTGCTAGACACTACTGAAAAGTGGTGTCGTGATCGTGCCATTTATTTGGCATTGATGGAAGCGATTGGCATTGCCGATGGTAAGGACGAAAAGAAAAATAGGGATGCTATTCCATCAATTCTTTCTGATGCACTAGCAGTATCTTTTGATAATCATATTGGTCATGACTACTTACAAGACTTTGAAGAACGATTTGAGTCCTATCATAAAACAGAAGATCGTATTCCGTTTGATCTCGAATATTTTAACAAAATTACGAAAGGCGGTCTTCCTAACAAGACTCTTAATGTCGCTCTTGCTGGGACAGGTGTTGGTAAGTCTCTTTTCATGTGTCATATGGCTAGCTCCATTTTGCTTAACGGACGTAACGTCCTTTACATTACTATGGAGATGGCAGAGGAGAAAATTGCTGAACGTATTGATGCAAACCTTCTAAATGTTCCCATTCAAGATATAACTGAACTGCCTAAGTCTACGTTTGAAAACAAGGTAACTAATCTAAGCAAAAAAACTCAAGGAACTCTTATAATTAAAGAATATCCTACAGCATCTGCACACAGTGGACACTTTAAGGCACTTCTTAATGAACTTGCACTTAAGAAGTCATTTAGACCTGATATTATTTTCATTGATTACCTTAATATATGTGCTTCCAGCAGATATCGCCAAGGCGGTTCTATCAATTCATATAGCTATGTTAAGTCTATTGCAGAGGAGCTTAGAGGGTTGGCTGTCGAAGCCGAGGTCCCTATCGTATCTGCCACCCAGACCACTCGTTCTGGTTATGGTAGCTCTGACGTTGACCTTACTGACACTAGTGAGTCCTTTGGTCTCCCTGCTACTGCTGATCTTATGTTTGCCCTTATTAGCACTGAGGAACTTGAACAACTTGGTCAGATAATGGTCAAGCAGTTGAAGAATCGATATAATGATTTGGCAGTCAATAGGAGATTCATTGTCGGTATTGACCGTGCAAAGATGCGTCTGTATGATTGTGAGCAAACTGCACAGAATGATATCCTTGACTCTGGGCAGGAAGAGGAGTATAATTACGAGGAGAAACCCAAGAAATCATTCGACGGATTTAAATTCTAATGACTAAAATTGACTTTGAACGTTACGAAAAATTTGTAGATGCTGTAACCTCCGATGCATCTACTGATTTTGTTGCTCTTTCCGATCGTCTGGTAGAACTGGATGAGAAGGGTGCAAATATTGAACGACTTCTTACTGCTGGTGTTGGAATCAATGCCGAAGGTGGGGAGTTCCTTGAGATTGTAAAGAAGATGATCTTTCAAGGTAAACCATTCAATGAAGATAATCGTGAACACATGATCATTGAACTCGGTGATCTGATGTGGTATGCTGCTCAAGCGTGTATGGCACTTGAAGTTTCTTTCGATGAAGTGATTGCACGTAATGTCAAGAAACTTGAGAAACGTTATCCTGGTGGTGCCTTTGATGTATACTACTCCGAGAACCGTGCTGAAGGCGATCTTTGATGTATACGATTATTAACTACTTGACAGCATTTTGGACAGTAGTTATAATGAACTGCATTCAACCCGTTAACTGGAAATATTGTTATCGGGTTGACCAGTGGTTAGTTCCTGAACTTCATGAGGGATGGAAAATATACACTGGTAAAGTAGTCCCTTATCAAAATGAAAAGGACTACCTTGAGGGGTTATAGCTCAGTTGGTAGAGCGCCTGCTTTGCAAGCAGGATGTCAGCGGTTCGAGTCCGCTTAACTCCATTATGGAATACAACTATGAAAATTATTGATAATTTTTTGCCAGACAGAGTTTTTGAAGACTTCTATAAAAGAATGACAGGAACTAACTTTCCTTGGTTTCTTTGTAATGTTCTTGAATATGATGAGGGACAAAATTCAAAAGGAATCGATGAAAAAACTCTGTGCAATCCTTTAGACAATTATCAATTCTCATATTTGTTTTACTCTCTTCTTCATGGTGAAAGTAATCAACCCCATAAAGGAATGCAGTTTGATGCCATATATCCTTTTATTGAAATACTAGAAGTTAAGAGGTTAATTCAGGTCAAAGCAAATTTAACTGTAAGAACTAATAATATCATTGAGCATGGATATCATACAGATCATCCATATCGAGATGCAAAGACTGCTGTCTTTTATATTAATGATAATGATGGATATACTAAGTTTGAAACTGGTGCGTATGTAGAGAGTGTTGCTAACAGATTAGTCGTATTTGATAGTCAAATCAAACATACTGGTACAACATGTACTAATCAATTTGGTAGGTTTGTCGTCAACTTCAATTTTGCCAATAAATAATTGAAAAGATTATACAGATGGCAGTAGAAAAGATTAGTGCTAATAGAGGAGATTTATTCGAAGCATTTTTTGCTGCTGCTGTTGCGGCAAGATTCGTAAAAAGAGCAAAAACAAAGTCTGCAAAAAAATTGCCATTGATAAGTGTCAATGATGTCGATCAAATTTTGGCAGAAATGATGAAAAATGGTTATATTAAAAATGTAAATGATGTTGGTAGTGCGGTAGTTGATACAGTAACTGTTAACGTCTCTATCCCAAAAAAAGCAAGTGATTTTTTGCAGACAAGATCTAATTGGGCAAAAGTGTCTGACCTAAGAAATGGTGCTATAAATTTTGCTAACAGTCATTCTAGACTTAATGCACAAGCAAGAGGTCTATCAATTAATGAACAGATAGATTTCATAAAAGTAACTGCTGCTGGTACTGAAGATCAAAGGGGAACAAAGGCAGATGTTAAAGTTGAAGTAACATCTCCTCAGAATCCAGATAGAAGATTTAGAAATATTGATTATTCTTTAAAAGTTAGTGGTGGGGAACAATTTCACCAAGTATCTGGTCAGGGATTTGATAAGTTTCTTAGTATCTTTGGGGAAATGGGTATAGATGTTTCTCCAGTCGCTGCAAAATATAATGATGCTATAAATGATTTTTTTGATACGGAGATTTATACTAAAAAGTACACATCAAGAGCTTCTGCAGAAGCTACTGGCGGCGGACCAAAATTGAAGTCAAGTGCTCAGATAGTTTATAATCATGCTGCAAAGGAAATGACAAAAATATTAGAAGATAGTGAACCAAATTTAAGTAAGCAAAAATTTGCTGATTACATTATCTTCGGTCTTTCCAGAAATGTAAATACTGAACTTGTAAAGTTTGTTGGCAAAGGTAATATCAAGACCAGAGTTGCTAATAGAGAATTTAGAGATATTTTGGCAAATTCTATTTACAGTGTGTCTGTAAATCAGACTGGAGATCCTAAAATTATTGTTAGTCTTGGTTCGGCAAAATTACTTCAGATAAGATATAAGTTGGAAGTTGCTAGCGGAACATCTGCTGGACAAAAAGTTTATAGATTTTATCCTAGACATTATTTGGAAGCATTGGAAGGAATGTTTAGTATATGATCGATTCAATTGAAGAACTGCTATCCTCATACAAGAGTGCAGTCCCCCAAAACAAAAGAAAATTTGACGATTTCATAGCACACTGCTATTATTACTTTGATGAGAAAATTGG